TAAAATAAGAACGCCCTGCGTCGTTCTCGCTTTGCTCAAACTATGCAGGGCATTCTGCATAGCTCAGCCAAGCCCCTGGCCAGGCTGAGCGACGCAGAATGGAGGCGGCGGCAATCAAACAAGCCTCCACAAGCCGCTGATAATGGCAACCCGTTGCCAAGGAATCGAACGAATTACCACAAAAAGTTACCACAAATAACAATTTGTATAATAACAAACTTCATCGTTCCTTAATGGAATTATACCATATCAAATTAACGAAATAAAAGAAGCCCATAGAGTTATCGGTTTACAAAACTATCAATTCTGCTCGACCATCTACAAGCCTTACCAAGCGATTCATTGCAATTCTACTGCTTACAACTTCCGGCAATCCATCACCGTCTATATCAGCAAAATCAAGCCCAACGAGAATACAGCCGTCAGTGTCTTTGGGCCAGTTGCCGACATGAAACAAAATCCAACTTCGCGCAGGAACGTCTAAAACGTGAAAATGATTCCGGAATTTTACAGAATACCTGGGAACAACATTATAAAAAGCGCTTGGAATACAGCTTATATTTCGTTGGTTGTTTCTCCAGGGCAATTCCAAGGTGGCAAAAGTTCCCACAATGTCATTGTCTTTGAAAACAATTAGCCGCCCTAAAGTGCGGTCTTCAAGTTTGGTAAGCCGGTGCAGCGCAAGTCTTAACATTAAAAGATACCTTGCGCCCTGAAATAGTAAGACAAAACTACGCCTAACAAACTACCAAGAGTTGAAAAGCAAACTCCGAGAAACGAAAATACCGCCACCCATATCCTTGGATCGCGTTGTGTTATTTGAAGCTCTTTCACATCAGCCTCCAGATTTTTAATTTGAAATTCAAGTTTTCTATGATAAGGACATTCAGTCACGATTTACCCCCAGGTAAATTAAAGCCTTAGTCTGATTTTGCGAATTCTATTGATTGCAGCGGCAAGAGTTGAGCCTATGCCTGCAATATCGCCCAGGTAAATCGGCTTGCCATTAATTGAGGCAATTTTAATGTCATCAACTTCCTTTCCCTCCTTGAGAATCTTTTCGACCTTCTCTTTTGCTTCATTTGAAACTTCCAGGGCTTCAGATACAGCACCAACTTTTTCTACAAGCTCAGGTTTAAAGGCTCCGTCTTGCATCTTGTCTTCAACTTTTAAAGTATTCACAGCTACATGCAATGCTTCGGCCCAAGTCTTACCGTCTCTTTTGGCTTTAATAAAAGCAAAAACCAATGACAAAGCAGAAATAAGCCAGGGCAATACCGTCATAACAATTTCAACCCAACTAGAAGAATTACTTACAGCAACCTTAGCTTCGTCTGTTGCTGGTGCTCCGAGCACCACAGACTGAATCAAGACAAATGCAACCAAAAGAGTAATAGAAATAATTTTTTTCATAAACTTAGCCTCCGTGCTTAGTTAAAATCTACCCAGGAGCCATTTGCATAGCCTCTGAATTTCTGGGTAGTTGTGTCATAATAAATGTCACCATCACTCGGTGAAGTAGGTGCAGAAGAACGGGCAACATTAATGCTGTCTGCTGTAACTTTGCCTGTTACATCCAGCGCTCCATTTACCTTTTCATTCCCGCCAACTATGAGCATATAACCCTCTTCATAACCAGCGCTGCCGATAGTGACATAATCGCCATAAGTGCTTATGAGAGTGGCGGTTCCATTCCGGATTTGGCAATACGAACTTGAATTGTTACCCAGGTAGATGCTGCCACCGCCTGATAAAGTTCCACCTGAATAAGTAATTCCAGAAGATGAATCAGAAGGCTTGGTTATAGAAGTAACATCCCCCGACAATTCACCACCTGAAGCAAACATTCTTCCCCAGGGCAACTTTGCAGAAGGGCTGTCTATCCAGACAGCTATCTGAGCATAACCAGGGCTATAAAAACCAGAATCAAGGTCTCTATCATGTGGAAAATCTGGATGTTTAAACCCAATAGGCAAAGTAGAGGAGCCTGTAGAGTCTGCTAAAATAGCTGGTGCGGTTGCGGCAGGCAAATCGGCTATTAAGTTTTCAACCTCAAGTCTTTCAATTGAAGCAGAAGCAACTACAGCCTCAGAAAAAGAAGCTGGTGGATATACCTCAAGCAATCCTGAACCAGCCGACAAAACTTTGGTGCCTTCTGCATGAAACTCGACCTTGCCACTATTAAAAGAAACTTTTGTTGTTTCATCTCCAGGCTGATAGAAATTTGCAGCGGTAAAATCATCAGCTTTAACCCCGCCATTAACGTAGAGCCTATAGCCTGCATCAGAAGATGTTCCAAGCAAGAAGTTTCCGCCGGGGGTCATTCTGAATCTTTCAATTCCTGTCCCATTCTGGATAATAAAAGCGTTCGGCTCATCGGTAGGAGCCAAAAGCCTGACATAATGGTTTAATGGATTGCTTCCAGGCGCGTAAGGCGATAACCACAACTGAGCCGGGATTCCTGTTTCAGGAACAAGAACAATCCTATATTTTGTCATTTCCGGCGCATTAGTAGTGCCGTAGGCATCAGTTATGCCATAACCGGCAAGAGTAGTAGGAGTGTTTTCAAGATATGCAAATTGCTTATTCTGTATGCTGTAAAAGTTCCAGCTTGCGCTTGTAGGTTTGTTTGTGAGGCTTTGGTAATTTTTTTCGGACAATCCGGACAAAGTGTAACTGGCATTTGTCGGCTTCCCATTGAGACTTGAAAAGTCCTTTTCAGATAAGCCAGATAGGGTATAGCTTGCGTTAGTAGGCTTTTCATCAAGGCTTGAAAAGTTCTTTTCAGATAAACCCGACAAGGTATAACTGGCATTTGTCGGCGCTCCTGTAATATCGGCGTAATTAACTTCACCACTCGGAAGAATCTCAACGCCATTTACCGTAAGACTGGCCACGTTCATATAACCAGACGCATTTATGTTTGTGGTATCTATTCCACCATTAGCAAATAGGGTGCCTGTAACTAGCGCCCATTGCCCAATTGATATACCTTGATTTGTTGAAATATTTCCATCAGTAACGGTAATACCACCATCAGTTAGAAACAACTCTCTTGCATGAAGATCATAGTTTGTTGAAAGATTGCCAGGAATATAAAGATCGTCACCGGTAAAACTTAATTTATCTAACTTTTCAACTGAAAAAGTGCCAGTTATGCCATTAAAACCAATAGTAAGCGCAATATTTGCCCCGGTTTCATCATAAAAGTAGGAAATTCCATCGATATTAATTGAAGATTTGGGGCATGTAAAAATATAAACAGTTTCAGTTGCCGCACCTGAATACCCTTCGGTATCAATTATGAGGTTCGCTGCCGTCAAATTACCCAAAGCAAGTGCAGCTTCCGTTCCATAGTCGTCTCCAGCTTGTCCAATCCTGATGTTTCCGAGAACATTCTTGCTGCCGGTAAGCCTGAATATTTCAGCTGCCGCGCCTTCTGGAACCAACCGGCCCATTGAATCAATAAACAAACCATCTTTGTTATCAATATGAACCGAACCACTAAGATTAAAAATGCCTTGAGGTATTCTTAAAACCGAACCATCAGCCAATTGAGCGCAAGCAGAAGCAAAAGCCGTATAGTCATCAATTCCGTCATTAGGTATTGCGCCAAAATCTGTAACATCAATAACTTCTGAGTCACTTAGCCGGATCGCTTTTCTAAAAACTTCAGCGCCAGCAAGATCAATTGATTCTGTAGCATTGCTTAAGTCTCTCTTTAAGGCATCGGTTATGCCATAACCATCAAGACTATCAGGAGTGTCCTCAATCATAAACCAAGGAGGGCCGGTCATGGCAAAGCCGCTGGAATTGAATAAAACGAAAACAATCAAGAGAAAAACTAATCTGGTATAACGCATGATTAATTTCTCCCCAGATATTCAATAATAAACGCCCTGGTTCCAAACAGATCATTTTTCAATTGAAAAGCATAAGCATCGGAATCGAAATAAACACAGAGTTTTCCTGCTTCATCTGTTGCAGCGCTGTTAGTTCCATACTGCTTAGTTACAGTGTTGCTGCCATTCATAACCACATTTATTGCAGCATCAGTAGTGGTGCAAACAACTCTTAACTCACCACAGGGCATGTTCTGACAACCAAGCAAATACATTAAATCGGTTTTTGCACCTGATGTAAGCTCAACCCTTAGAACCTTTCTCATACAATCACTACCTGGTGAAACTGTTTGCTCACCGGTAACAGAAGCGCCATCACTATTAAGAGTTAAAGTCGGTGTTCCAGAAATTGTATCTCCAGTTCCTACCGGGTAAAACTCCATAGTATTCCTGCCCGTGCTACCAGTTGAAAACATTGTCTTGGTAGAAACATTGCCTATAAGCATATTATTCAAGGTATCGCGAAAGTAATTAGCCCCAATGCTTGAAGAAACAACTTCGGTAATACCATAGCCTGAAAGCGTGGTTGGCGTATTAGTAAGGCTTGAAAAGCTTTTTTCGCTTAAACCCGATAATGTAAAATCTGAATTAGTCGGTAAGTCTTCTGAGGTAATAGCATCGGTTATTCCATAACCGGACAAGGTGGTTGGTTTGTCGGTAAGGCTTGAAAAGCTTTTTTCGCTTAAACCAGATAAGGTAAAATCTGAATTAGTCGGTAAATCCTCTGAAGTAATAGCATCGGTTATTCCATAACCGGACAAGGTAGTCGGTTTGTCGGTAAGGCTTGAAAAGCTTTTTTCACCCAATCCCGCCAAAGTAAAGCTGGCATTATTAGGCAAGTCTGTATATTTGGCTGCATCCAAAATACCAAAACCGGCTAAATCTGTAGGAGTTTCCTCTACATCTTCCCAGGTTACTTTGCTTTTACTTTGAACAGCAGGCCCGTTTTGAGCAAAAGCCGTTGAAACAGAAAAGATCAGAATTAATGCTAATGCTTTATATTTCATTCAGAGAACCCCCAAGCACCATCTAAAACAATTACTGTTGACGTTGCAGTTCCAAGAACAGCGCCTACAAAAGTTCCTGCATTTCCGCTCCAAATATATGGAGGCTCATCTTCTACAACAAGACGACCTACACGGCTTGAACCTGTGGCAATATTTTCATGGTGACCTATAACAAAAGAACCTGAAGCAGCTCTAAGTTCAAAACCTATGGTGCCATCTGGAAGATAATCAACCAGGTTTACAGGCGTAACATCGTCTATAGTAATTGTTGGTGTAGCAACCTTTTTAAAACCAAAATTACACTGTATGGGATTCCCTGACTGAGTAGGCCAATGAGGTTGTTCGGCCTTTACTACACCAGCTAATAGAAAAAACAGCGCCGCAATCATGACGGCGCAATAGATGAAACGCTTCATATTCTGACCTCCGTGTCAATAAGTTTGAAGCCTCCGGCTTCTATTTATATTATATCATCTATTATCAGTTTATTGATAATAATTTTCTTTTAATTTCCGAACAGAAGCATTCAATTTTTTTTGTAAAATCAGTATTTTTTCCTTCTTTTTGTCTTCTTTTAGCTTACTTTTCTCTATTTTCCCGATTTCTTTTCTTGCATGCTTAACTCTTTTGTATATCTTGTGCTTACTCTTCCAGTCCTTAAGCCTACTCAAGTCATTATTTCTTTTGGCTGCCTGAACTCTCTGCATAATATCAACGTTTTCTCGGAACTCATCATAAACGCCATAATCTCTTGTCTTTCCTGAGAAAACACGGGTTATAGGCATTTCAGAAGTTTCAAGAGGCTGGCCTTTATATATCTTTTCAGCTGTTTCTAATGATCTTCTGAGAAACTTGCCCGGGCCACCTGCATAGTATTCAAGCAAATATTGAACATCTGCAGGTGATATATCTATTTCGCCAGATTCATACTTATTGCCACCGGTGAACCTGTTTAACCAACTAAATAAGTCCACAAGTGTTTTATTAGTTGTTTCCCAATATCTATGGCTTTCAGGCTCATCAACTCCAAAAGGATTTTTACCTGGCTTGATTTTTCTTCCAGTCCATTCAGAATTTGTATCGAGACTATAATAAGACTTAGCTATAGTTGGAACCAAGGAAGCAAACAGGCCCCGGTTATCTCCGCCTATAGGATTAAAAGCATTTACAAAGGCGTTTGCAATGCTGCCGGCTCCCTGGCCTATTGTTTTGTTTCCGCTCATCATTTCAGAGCCAATTCGACCTACAGTAGGTAAAACATTATATCCGTAAGGCATCGGAAAGCTGAAGTATTTACCCTTGGTGCCTGGTCTCATTAAAATAAAATGAGTGTCTTTAATATAATCATCGATTTTATTGTAATAGCTCTTTTCATCGTCATCGTCATAATCTGACAAAGCCTTGTTAAGCATATCCATCATAAAACCGAAAGTCATCATTGATGCTATTGCTGCTTTACCCTTGTTCGTTTGCCCCAACCTTTTGAGCGATTTTATAACAACATAGTTGCCCTGAATGCCTGCATTTGAGAATAAGTAAGCAAGATTCAGCCATTTTCCGGCATCACCTTTTTTATTAAAATCAACTGTGAGGTTTCTTGCAAAATATGCAGCTTTTTGTTTTGATAATCCGGCTTCACGAGCAACTTTATAACCGGCAAATCTTGAGGCACTCTCGAAAATATCATTTGCAGAACTGATTAAATTCCCGATCTGTTTTGTAGCAGTCTTGGTTTTAAACCAGGCTGTGTTATTAATTCTTTCTGAAATTTCCTTTTCAAGCTTTGCGGCTCTATCTTCAAGCTGGAACATTTCTGAATAACCAGTTTTACCACCTTCTTCAAGGTATTCCTTATACAATCTTGTGTTGTCGTTTTTTACGCCTCTAACATATTGGAAACCTGTTTTTATTGCGCCAGGAACGCTTTTTGTTATTTTCGCTGCCATTTTCAAAGAGTCTGAACCTGAAGCATTAACAAAAGCAGTTTGAACATCTCTTGGTAAATTGCGGAACAAGAACTCAGGGCTAAATTGTGTGTGAATTAACCCCATGTAATTACGAAGTGAAAACGCCCATTTAAGCAATGTTCCGAACTCTTCATCAGGTTTTTTATGTTTAAAAGCACTCTTTAAGTCAGGATCATTGATAAAGATTCCAGTGTCTTGTCCGCCAAATTTTGCATGAACAACATTTTCTCTGTCGGTAAACTGGTCTATCCGGTAATCAACTTCACCGGTATTTTCATTAAAAAACTGTTTTACTCGGCCTATATCCAGTTCGTAGACTTCCGGCAAAGGATTCAATAAAGCCATTCGAGCAAAAGCCTGATAAACTCTGTTATATTCACCACGGCCAAAAGTTACACCTATTGCTTGTTCAGAGTAGGCAAGATGATGTTCTGCTTTTGAGACACGCCCTAAAGCTCGCCGATCTAATCGGTTGCCCCCGTCCGGAATGCTCTTTAAGGGAGTGTAATATTTATACTTGTTATCAATTATTTCTTTGAGGTCTTTATCAAGCAAATCATATTTAACCTGCATATCAAGTAGTTTGCTGTGCATGTTCCAATACATTCGCCCGGCCTTCATAAGCTTTTCAAAGCCATGCTTTTTGCTTAACGCCTTTAAAGTCGCTTCTGCTTCTTGATCAGACATACCAGAACCCGCAATACCTTTTAAACGAAATTCAGGATTAATGCTTTGTATATAAGCATTTCTCTCTGGCGCGTGCATGGCATAGACAAAGTCATTAAAATCATTATAGGTAATTCCATTTTCTGCCATGTAATCTTTCAAAGGTTCCAGATACTTCTTTTCAAAGGCTTTTTGTCGATTCTCAATCCTGCCTTTAACATTGGCAAACCTCTCGTAAGCGTTCTGCCAATCAGGGAGTTTTTTATTAGCCATAGCTTCAATTTCCCTCTGGAGTTTTTGAAGCGGTCTTTTCGAGTCAGCCCAAAACTTAATAAGCTTGTCTTTATAACTTTCCATCTTGGCGTTAAGGTCTTTTGGTTCTTTTTTCTCTTTTATAGCTTGCTGACTTTTCTCTTTTCTTCCCTGTTCACTGAGGAACCTGTCGGCCTTCTGTTGTTTTTTAAACTGCCTTTGCTTTTGTCTTTCTTCGCGTAATTGCTTTATCTTTTCTCGTTGCTGCTGCTTTCGCTGCCTAATAGACGCCTGCTGTTGGCTCCTTTTAAGGCTTTCAAAAATAGTTGATTTTATAGTTTTTCTGGCGGTGCCAATGGTTAAAAAATGCCGGTTTGTTCCAGCCCATTCCCAATGACCTTTAGGATTTTTGGTTATCGTTGCAACTGTTTCAACACTTCCTCCAGGAATTAAAAGTTCTAATTCAGCTCTCTTATGATTTATCTTCTTCCATTGCAAATTTTTTGATTGGATCAGGCGCGAAAACTTCGCTATTGCTTCTTTTTCTGAGCTTTCCAAGGGTTTGACTTTTTGGCCAGAAAGAGTATCATTTTTAGTAGAAGAGTCCGAAAACGGGGCACTTGCCTTTTGGTAATCCCGGAGTCCATCTTTTTGGGCGTAGGACTCTTTCTTTATTTCAATATCAGACAGCGTATGAGTGTGGTAGTTGTTCTTTTCCCCGTATTGCTTTACTACGAGTTTTACTCGATAATTCTCGCCATCAAACTTAACATTCGTTGAAAGATAATGGATCTTATCAGCAAAATTCTTTTTGATTCCTTTGTTTTTGTCATCAACTGAATTTTCGTAAACAGCTTGCTCTACCAACTTATCTAAAATTGGCAGAGAGTGTTTGTGAGTTTCAATTTTCTCTTTTCTGTTTTTTCTATAAGCAAGCTGTATAACGGTTTCTTTAAGGCCTTTTCCAACAAATTCAATTTCCGCATTCAGGCTTTCATTGAATACGCTTTTTCCCTGAAATTTCTCTTTTAACCAATCTCTAATGGCAGATATAGAATCTGTTTTCAATCCATCGGGTAGTTCTACAGGTAATTCAATTATTTCCTGAGTAGACTTTCGGATCGGCACCTCACTGATAGAACCACGTCTTGGGTTTTTCATGGGTTTGACTTTCTGGCCAGAATGAGTATTATTTTTAGTAGAAGAGTCTGATGTAAGCACAGGGCTATCTAATCCACTTTTTGTGGTGAAGACGTTCGCAAGGTTTTCTGGGGCAACCCTTTTAACCGTCGCTGTCAGACTCTTTTCTTTATCTCGGGTGTATTGTTTGTCGCTCAATAGATGAACAGAGCGAACATGGTAACCATCAGGTTTCTTAACTATATCTATTTTTACTTTCGGATTCTTAAAATAGCGCTTCCCTTCAACCTTTTTAATCAGTCCTTTTAATTGGCCTTTTTCCTCAGTAGCAAAGTCTGGACTTTTCAAGACTTCTTCAACAACGCTTTTAGCTTCTTCTTGGCTCTTGAAATATTCCGGGTGTCGTTTAAGCAAAAAGTCATAATCTGCAACAACCCTGTTTTTGGGTATTCCAAGCAATTCAAAAGCCCTGTCACTTGCGGGAACGTTACTGTCCCTCAATGGCTTTTTACCTGAAGGAAGCTGGATAGCACCACGCCTTGGGTTTTTCATGGGCTTGACTTTCTGGCCAGAAAGAGTATCATTTTTAGTAGATGATGCTCCGGCAGTGGTATCGCCGAAAGGTGTGCCACCCTTATGCTGGAGCATCTTTATTTCTGTCAACTCAAGTGAATATACTCGGTGCCCGTGCTCTATGCTTTCCTTCGCGGTCATATATGCCGCCGCTTGAGCATCGCCAAAAAGAACCGGCGCGGCAAATCTCTTAACAGAAGAGATGTTTGCGTCTCCGGCTTTATCTGGTCCGTTTTCGAGTAACACTGCATGTTTCCACAGTCGGTCTATGCTTGCTGCCGCCGCGTTGTGTTGTTTGGCGTCAAAGCCATTCTTTTGGGATTTTTCAAGCGCGGTAAGACTAATCAGCTTGTTACGCTGCGTGCTGTTAATTTTGGCTTCGACACCGGTGTCGAAATTTATCAGCCGTTTTCCAGAAAGTCCTATCAACTTCTGCTTCGCTTCATCTAGCGTGATCTCAGCATTGATTGTTACATCAGAAACAACAGTGGGATCGTTGAATTTTTTAACAAGCTTATCTATCTTCTCAGCCATATCAGACTGACCAGTAGTATCACTTGCAGGAACGTTACTGTCCCTCAATGGCTTTTTACCTGAAGGAAGCTGGATAGCACCACGCTTACCAAGCTTTTTATTTGCTACCTGAAGGTCTTTCCATAAGCTTCTAAGATGCTTCTTCACAGGCTGGCCGAACTGGTTGAACATTTGCCGCGCCCATTGAGCAAAGTTTTTCACGCCTGATCGAATCAATTCAAACCCGCGTTTAACAATGCTTCCCGCTTTTTTCAAACCTTTGGCGGTGTATCTGGCAACCAGGTATTCAACTGAGTAGAGCGGTTTTTCTGTTCTGGCCGGTTTTTCAATAGTAACCAACTGAGAGTTCACACCGGTTTGCCTGAAAGCATCTTTACCGGTAAAAGCCTGTCCTAATTCTTCTGATTCGCCTTCAACCTTATCTAACCAGTCGCGGAAATTCTGAGATTCTTTATCGTTGGCAAAAGTCCAGTGATTACCAGTTATCGCAACAAGTTTACCGCCGGGCTTCAACAGGTCATAAGCTTTTTTAACATGCTTCACGTCTCTGTTTTTACTGAACGGCGGGTTCATAATGATACGGTCATAGCTTTTGTCGGCTTCGGCTTCAAAACCTTCAAAATCTCGATCAATTATAGTGTGGCCTTTGGCTTTCAAAATGTTTCTTAAATCGCCCACAGGCTCTATAACCTCAATATTTGCTTCGGGGTGTGAATTTCGCACAGCATCCGCCAAGTCACCTTTACCCGCCGATGGTTCCAAAACATTCATGCCCGGCTTTATTTCAAGCTCTTTAACCATTTTTTCTGCAAGTTTCGGCGGAGTAGGGAAAAAGTCCATCCCGTCATATTTCTTGCCTACAATAGCCCTTTCAGCTTCTTTTATCGGGTCTGCCTTGCGCTTACCCTCAGAGAGGTTTTTGTATTCAATTAAAGCGTCCGCAAGGTCAGAGTCAGAATTTATCCCGGCCTTTTTCAGCTTTTGAAAGTGTTTAATGCTGTCGAGTATTCTTTCTAACTGGTAAGGAACTTTTATTTTCTTTTTGCCAAGGTTGGCTTTGATTTTTAAAATTCGGTCTATTTGCTCATCGCTCAAGTAAAGATTGCGCTCCCTGTTTTCGTTGCCTATCTTTTCAAGAAATTTTGCAGCGATTTTCATTCCAGGCAAATCTTTAAGATCATCTGCCGCCATTCTGAACCATTCGCCATAAGGTTTCGGTCTTTCAAAAACAACGTTTTCTCTGATAATATTCTCGGTTGCCTCAAAGTCTTTTCCGTAAGGCAGGTCGTTTTTTCTTCTGTGGTTGTTTTTTGTGTCTCTCAGCTCATCAATAAAAACCTCAAGGTCTGGTCTTGATTTAACATTGCTTAAATACTTAACCTCGCCCTTTTCCATAGCATCGGCTATATTAAGCATGGTTTTTGCAAAGGCTTCCTTTGCTGCTGCATCTGCTTCGGCTCCTGCCGCCATTCTTGCACGTCTGGCAGTATTGGTTTGCCTGTCCTGGTTCATTTTCTCCTGAGCTTTTTTCAAGAGAGAATTGCCAGATTTTCTAAGCTTCGCGGCATTCTGCAGAAGTGCCGCATTCTCCGATGTGATTTTAAGTCCAGGCCTTTTGCCTTTCTTGACTTCAACCTGATCTGTGGTTATATTTTTAGTAGAAGCCTGTGGCGAGAGAGCTGTGTCACCTCGTCGGCCCTTTTGGGTTCTGGAAGTGTTCGTCGTCTTTCCAGACGGGCTTTTGTCTTTTGCAAAGGCTGTTAATAACCACTTTTTACTTCTCCCGTCCCAAGCAAGACGGACGCTTGCAAAATGATCGTCAGATTCAAGTTTAATCCTGTTTTCGCTTTTTGAAGAAATCTTCATATTAAAAAGAATGTTATGAAGATTGTTCAAAACTTCCGGGTGAAACTTGGCTATCTTCGCCAAACCATAACCATTGCTTTTGCCTGTCCCGGGTTTTCCGTAAACAAGATCAATTTCGCCAACGTCTTTATGATATAGTGCGCCTGGAACTTCCCCAGTCTTTGCCTCAAGAAGTGCCTTAACTGCTTCTTTTGGCTTGCCGCGATATTCTTCAAAGACAGGGCCAAAGTCACCAGATTTTTGGTATAAGCCCTCAACCTTTTCCGTTTTGGAAACAGTTGAATTCAGCTCATTGGCTTTATCTTCAGCGGCTTCTTTTTTGCTGTGCCATGAATACTGTTTACCTTTTGGATCAAGGACACGGTAGCCGCCCTGGAATGGCGCGACTATATATTCTGCAAACTCAGGAAATTTTTCATTATATTGCTTGCCAGCTATGGCGTTAGCTTCATCTAAGCCGATTGAGTCTAGAGCTTGTTTTTTTGTAATAAACCTTCCGCTATCAGTAATAAAGCCCGACACAAAGTTTTTTTCAAGCTCTGTATAGTTTTCAACAACGCCAGCGTCTAACATTTTATTAAAAGCGTCTGCGTGAACTTCACCAACATAAACCTTATCGCCTTTTCCACGAAAAGCAGATGCTACAACCGGATCTTTTTTATAGTCATACGTAGGTTCGGGTTGCTTATTAGTTTGTTTATTTCCAGACTCAGATTTTACGTTAGGCTTTTCAACTTGTAAGGATTCTTCACCAGTTGGGCTTAAGTTTGGTTTCTGCTCTATTGCCCTGCTTTCTTTAATCAACTTAGCTCTCTTGTTCCACAAAGCATCTTGCCTCTTAGTAAGTTTGGCAATTTGTTTATCAATTTTACTTGTAGCTTCTGCGTTGCTGGTTCTTACGGACTTTTCAATAAGCCTTTCTCTCTGGGCCTCAATGCTTTTAATTCTTTCAGACAATTGCTCAATCGTATTAAGCTGACTGTCTTTTCTGAGGTTTTCGTTAGCATCCTGTGTTAATCTTTTTTCGATTCGTGAAGCATCGCCTTCTTTACCAGTCAGGCGTGTAACTCCCTGTTTTTTTACTGATCGTCTTTCAACTATTTCAATATCCCCTGAAGGCTTGGGAAGCTCTGACTGTATTCTGGTTGGCCGCTGTTCTGCTGCCTTTTTCATAAGCACAAAACCGCCCCTTACAGGCGTTACTTCGTGGGACTCTTTAAGCTTGTTCTTTGTCTGGTAAGCCTTGACCGCTTTTTGGGTTTTAAAAGGCTTTCCGCTTTTTAAGGTAATAAAATCCTTGTTGTTCCGACTGTCCTTAACAATACTTCCATCAGGTAAAACTGCTTTTCCATCAAAGCCCAACAAAGGAGCCTTAAGAGCAGCCTCTTTGGCTGGATCATATTCAAATATCTTATGCTTTTGTGGTTCTCCTTCCGCACGTTCCAGCTCTCTAAGTTGCTGGCCTACTTCGCCTTCCGGGAACACAATATTCTCAGGAGGAGTTAAGCCCCTGCGCTTTAATTCATTGGCAACAATCTGTTTTTGAGGATTAGTTTCTTCCAGATTCCTTGTCTGAACCATAAGGTTAAACAACTGTATCGGCGTAGCTTTCTGAATATCTTTCTCAAGTTGATAGAGATGATAATCATCCATGCTGCCTTCAGTTGTCGGATCAAATAAAACCTCTTGTGGCGTTGAAGTTCTTTCAGCCTCCACCTGGAATGTATCAGCGGTTGCATCCGTGATAGGCTCTGAACCATAAGGTTCTTGTCTCCCTGCCTCTAATTGCTCTCTCAATATTTCAGCGCGTGATTTAACAACCGCTAACGCCTGCTTTTCTGGAACACTGGCTTTTGAATCGTTAATTTCAACTGCAAGATCGCTAATCTCGCTATCAACGTCAGCTTTTAAAGCTTGAGAGGTCATTCTTCTGGCAGCAACATTACCACCACCAAGGACGCCACCAACCAAACCACCGGCCAAAGCCTGAGTTTCAAGGTCTTTGTAAACCTCTGGCTTTCCTAAATCTGTAATAGTTGCTTTAATTGCCTCCAATGGCGGTTTCTTTGCAAAATGAGGCGTGGCAATCTCTTCAATACCTTGTAAAACTTCTTCTGTTGATTCACCAAGAATATTTTCACCAATAAACCTTGCAACTGCGCCAGCGGTTCCCTTTTTCCCTGCTTTCTTGCTGAGTTCAAAAACAGGCTTTTGAAGAACTTTTGCAATCTTGCCCGCATTGCTCCTAAGTGCGTTCATAACACCCTTTGAGGCTCCTTTACCCCCGCCAAAAGCACGCATTGTTTTAAGAGGAGTTACACCAAGAGAGTTTTCAATCAACCCGTATGGAATAGCCGCTGCAAGCTCAAAATAAGGATTGCCTTCTCTTATTCCATTAGGGCCGGCTTCAACATTTGCCTGTCTGATTGCCGGAATACCATAAACACCAGTAGTCGATAGAAAAGAAGCTGCAGCATCAGTTAAGGGAGCCAAGCCTGCAGCAGAAGGAATCCCTACTGCATTCCTGGCATTGTTTAAAATAGCTCCAAGTTTTGTGCTGCCAGCCATAACAGAGCCTAAGCCTACCGATGTAGCAAGCATAGGAACATTTTGAAATAAAGCCTGGGAACCAAAGTCCACTAAATTATCAGGATCAGCAGAAGGCGAAATTTTTGCAGATTGATTGCCTATGTGCTGTGCAGCTTTATCAAGGCTTTTTGCAGCGTCCGGAAAGCCTGCAATATCTGAACCCCAAGCGCCAAGACTTACTCCTGCCTTACCAGTATTAAGGATTCCAGAAAAAGTATCTGCAATAGCATTTTTAACTATGCCACGTTTATTGCGTATTTCCTGAGCAGTTGCAGGAGTAGCAGCTTTTTCGGCGTTTGATATAGCTTCATAAGTCTTTTTCGCCTCTTTTTCAATAACGCCTTTTTCTTCAGGAGTAAGGCTTTTAAAAACATCGCTCTTCTTAAACTTTACAAATTCTTTGTAAAAATCATGTCTTAAAGATGAAAATTCCTGATTTAAAGCTGCCATTATTTTTTATTCCCCCTATTTTGCTCTGGTGCGCTTAACTACATTTCTTTCTGGTGGCTTCAGTAAACCTCTAACCTTCTTGCTAAAATCAAGAAATTTGCTCACAACTTCAGAATTGCCTACCTGGTTGCCCTGGTTCATTCCAAGCTTTTCTTTTCCTATTTCTTGCATTTGAGCAACAGACTTTTGGTAAATATCCAATGCTTCTTGATAGCGATATTTGTCAGCTGGCTCTATCTTTGAAAGGTCAAAGGTTCCTGTTTCGTTTTCGTATTTATCCCTGATTTGAGATATAACTTTGATTGTTTCGTCTCTAATCTGTTTGAGTTCTCTGAAGCTGGCTTCACTTGTTCCTTTTCCTGGGCCTTCTTGCTCCTGGAATACATTCCCAGCAATAGGAGGAAAAGCACCTGCGGTCATTTGGGCCGCACCTGAAACCAGAGGCAAAATTGCTCGTTGCCCCTCATTCAAAGTCTTTTCAATAAAAGAATTGTCAGGTTTAAATCCATAATCTTCATTACCTGGCTTTACTGCTTCACTTTTGTTCTTCCAGTAGTTTGAACGGTGTTTAAGTATCTCTTTTTTCAAAGCTTCTGAATTATTGGAATCTCCAAGAAGCTGGGCTTCCAAGTCTGCTTTAGTAAGGCCACCGGGGATATTGCTTAGAAAAGAATTTAAAGCTTGAGAACTACCTTCTGATAAAGCACCTCGCGCCAATTCTTCTTCTTGTCCTTCTTTTAAAAGCCTGGTTTTCTTGTTTTCATATTCCTTATCTTTTCGCTTTAGCTTTCTTTTATAATCTTCCTGGTCATATTTTAAAGCCCTTGCGCGGCGTTCTTTCTCTTCCTGGAGAGCGCGAGAACGCTCAAGGTTGTATAACCTTTGCTCCTCTTTTTTTGCAGTATTCTTTCGCAAGGCATTGCTGGCCCCAGAAACTAATGCTTCAAGAAAATTTCTTGTAACTCGGCTTGCCATCAATAGCCTCCTTTTAATTCCAGAAGATAATCACGCCAACCTTGATTAATGTCACTTCCATAAGCAGCAGAACCCCTACCAGAAGACTTAGGCACACCAGAAGTAGAAATTCCAGAAGCGGCCCCTGCTACTGCGCCAGCTGGCCCGCCGGTCATTCCCCCGATAATAGCCGGAATTGCAGCTTCAACTAATTTACCAAGAGGACTACCTTGATTAGCCTCTTGCTCAAGGTGCCCCATGTATTTATCTAAAATGTTTCTGCCGCCATTAAAGCCATAGGCGTTATTAAAGAGGTTGTAATTGTCACGGCCCAGCGATTTGATTACATCAAAAGATTGCCCGGCATTGTTTACCTGGTCTTGAACTTTCTGTCCTTGTAAGCTCGAAATGCCTCGCGCTTTATTGGCTTGAGTATTCAGCAAAGCCTTCATGTCAATACCTGATCCTGATATTCCTCTATTGGCCATTCTCTTAGAAATGGATGCTTCAGCATCTTTAAGGCCTCTATTCAACGATGAAATGCCTTTATTAAAAGAAACGTCAGGTGCTTCCTGTAACTTCTGTAGAAATTTTGCAGCCCAGCTATTGTTTAATGAAGCAGCGCCCTTGGCTTTATCAATTAAGTTATTTTGAAACTTCTCTTGCTTGTTGCGCTCTGAGCTATATAAGCCTTCAAGCTCACCTCGCGCTTTTCTGCCGGGGTCTAACAGGTCTTTCCAGCCATTTTCAACGCCTTTCCAGGCTTCTGACAACCATCTCATAATTGTTCTCCTCTTGATTGTTCAATACGCAATTGCGCGGTTAACTTTGAGATTTCTGTTCCTTGCAAAGCAACTTTCTTCTCAAGCTTGCTAATTTGTGTCTTCAGACTTTTAACCAACTGATAAACCTCTTCAATAGTTGCCATTGCTCGCGCCCCAATCATGAATTTTTGCGCCTTGTTCGCCAATAAAGCGCATAGAATAGGTCGTATATCTGGTAGATTTGATTTGAAAGAATTTAGTTTCAACTTCAGAAAGAGAAAAGGTCTTTGAAGTTACAAGATCACCATCACCGAGAATTTCAACAGTAAAGTTGCCCTCGCCTCGAACATAAAGCCAACGATGAAACTGAACACCGTGCATGCGCCCGTCAACATGGAATTCTTTTGTTCTCCATTTAAAAAGCGGCGTATCTTCTGAATCTTTATAAGACTCATCGTATAAGCAGAAACCTCTTGTTATTGAGTCATAAACGACATTAAAGCTTTTTTCTTCAACAGCTTGGTTTCCCTCCAGGAGTTCAAAAACATAATAACGGTTGTCGAGAACCAAGTTTTTATTAGCAGCATTAATGGCGGTATTGTCTGAATATCCTTCTATAGCCAATACGTCTTTTATTGGTAAAGAAATATCAATGCCAAGCCTGTTATTAAAAAGCAAGATAGAGTCAGTTTTAATCCCTTCGGCCTTTGTTAAAGCAAGCAACTTTCCTGCAACTGCTTGCGCTGAATTTCTTGAGAACGCTTCACTTGCCTTAAAGTCTATGCGGCCCATCGAAAAACTGTCTTCATCGTTCCCGTAGAGAATATAGGCTTCTTGCTTGGTAAATATTGCAAGAGTCTCATTGAATTGAGCCATAGCCACAACATCAGCATTAAATGAAAAAAATGAGCTGGCCTTGAATTCGTTAAATACGTTTGTTTTAGAGAAATAAACAAAGCCGCCGTTTCCAGAAAGCCCCGGCAATGTTGCAACAAACAACTTGTCTTTATGCAGCGCAATAGAAACAACATCAGTTGATTCAAGAGGTAAATTAGTATTGCCTATGGTTGCGCAAATCGCTCCAAGTTCGGCATCTGTAGTTTCATCATAAAAAGTTATACTAAATGCTCCCGGGTCTTTTGTAGCTGTAAGCAAATATTCGTCTGCACCAAAAGGAATCCGATAAATATTAATTTCCAGTCCCGGGATTTCTGATAAAGGGGTTGCCTCTACCAGTAAGTCTGTAAATTCAATAAAACACTCGCCGGAGTAGGCACTTATGTCATTCTCTGTTATTTCAACATCAAGATATAGCGGCGGTGATTCTCTTTGTTTTGCCGGATCAAAATAAGTCAGAGCATAAAAGTATTTCCCTGGCTGGTTAAAAACCCTCTTGTGGTTGGTATAAAAATGAAACAAGATTGCAACGGTTTTCCCGGCCCCCGGATCAGAGGCTAGATTTATTATAATCTTTCCGGCTTCAGGTGAATCTGCATCACCAGCACGCCAAGAAAACTGTGATTCATTTAATCGGGTTCCATCCAGTGTTACATATTTAAAGAAATAACCCTCCTTGAGATAGCTAACAGGAGTAGAAGTATCCAGGTCTTCAAGGTCGATAACATAGCGATATTGCCCTGCTACAGTAGTTTTGTTGCCGCCTCGATTAGAATAATCTGTGCCAAAAACCGTATGATGAACTGACAACGAAGTTAGACAACCGCTTGTTGGCGCAGGAATACAAAACGGCTCGGTATTGGTTGGAGAGTCATAAACCCGAACTTGTCCTCTGGCAGCATAGTTTTCGCCGTCTGAGGGTGTTCTTGCGGTTGGGTCTATTACTAAATCATCTCCGCTTGGCAATGAAACTTTTCTGCCAGGCACAGCATCATAAATGCCAGCATTAACCTTGAATTCTTTAAACTCAAGATAGCCACGGTCTATAGCACAATTAACCATTTCCTGAGCTTCATTATCGCTGATAAAGATAGGGTTGTTTTGATTGAGATAACCAAATTTAATCATGCTTTAAAGCCTCACAAAACCCAGGGCATTTGAACTGCTGGCTCAATATCTATTTCTGTTTCAGTGAATTTTTCTGCAGGTGAAATGGTTACTTCAAATTGTCTTGAATAGATCATGGCCTTCTTTAAATCCTGAGTCATTTCGCCTTCTTTTGACAAAGCAAGGTAAGCGGCCCACTGCCAGCAAACATCATGAAAAAACGTTGGTATTTCTGGCTCGTCAGTATCGTCAACCAAGGTTTCAGGCAAATAAATATAATCCATTGTTACATCTGTATCTGAAATTCGGCTTGGAACAATATCGCCTGAATCAGAAGCAGTTAAAGGCTTGTAAATCGTAACCTCTATTGAGCAATCCCCTTCAGCCGGATCGTTTAAAGTAATTAAAAGATCGTTCGTTGAGGGCACAGATGCAATAAAGTCACTGGAAGTTAATTTCACTCCGTCCAACATCACCTTGAGGCTGTCAGTAGAATCGTTATAAAAACAATCATTGATAGTTATCGCTGTCTGGCCTTCAGAAACACTTGCTCCGAACTTTGTCGCGACAACTGCCGAGTTTTGATAGCAAACTTCAACTGGTGCTGTTCCCAAAGAGGTATATGGCAAAAGTATTCTTGAACTGTCTGCCGGATCAATACTCCAATCGCCTATATTCTGGTAGATACCGCCAATATAAAGATCAATTAAATGTTGATTGCCATAGGGCAAGGGGATCGGCAACTGAATAACAGCATTACCTTCATACAAAGTTGCAGGAATAGTTTTTAATAGATTTGAAGAGGAGCCGGCAACGCTCAAAGATGGTTTTGGAAATACCTTTACAAACTGGCTTTCAAAAAACCAGTGAATAGGATCACCTTCCATTTCTCGCCAACCTTGTGTAAACGGATACCCGGTTCCTACCAGATATTTCTGATGAGCTGTTCCAGAATATGCAGACTCCAGAAATTTAATACTTTTCTTATCCAGGGGTCGGCCTCTAAACTGAACGCCTATTGGCTCAATAATATCTAAAGGCAAAAAATAAGCGCCGCTTTCAAGGTCGCTTTTGTCCAGATAAGCATGTTTTTGTAAAAAATGAGTCCTTTTAACAAACTCAATTAACCCATCATTTATGTATTTTTTAAGTTCTGTTTCTGACCAATATTGAGGGCTTGTTGTCTCTGCAAGGACACTTAATAACTTGTTATAAAGCTGAGAGAAATTCATTTATTGCCACCATTTAAAGTTGAGGCGGGCAAGCATCCGCCTACCCGCCCAGCCGGTTAAACCATGCAAACTAACATGGAAGCCTTACTTTTTACTTTTGTCTGAGCTAATAGCTTTTGACTTTGTTTCAGACTTTTTGTCTGCTTTGGTGTCTTCTTCCTTGGAAGTTATTTCAACAATTTCAAGCCCCCTGATTTTTGCTTTCTTACGAAGCATTTTTATATCATCCGGATCGCTTGTGTCATATATGCCATTGTCGAATCGAACAGTATTCCTGTCGTCTCCGGTAATTAGATTCTTTTTTGTAGTCCAGAATTTAGCCAATTTAAGCCCCCTTATGCTATGACAATTTTTGCGTGGCGTTCAGGTGAAATAAGCTTCAGGCCGGAATCACCTAAAATAAGGTCTTTTCTACCATCAATATCTTTCAGTTGAACGTTTTCGTGCCAGCGGTCAGGTTCCATTACCATTTCTTCAACAAGTCCCAATTCCAGGGCAAAGCCGGTGGGGTCTGGGTAAATCTGGTTCATTGTCATATCAATCATGAAGTCCATATCGCCGTGAATAGTAGAAAGGCGTTTAATATTGACACCAAACTCTTTTGATCTCGGGCTAACCTCAATACTGATCTTATTAGCCATTACTTCTTTCTGAATCAAGGTTGCAAGTGCACCATTAAGAACCAGAAGCTTTTCGTCACCACCATAGCCGTAAGCCATTTCAGCAAATTCCATGAAATAGTTGTAAGTAAAAGAACTCTTGTTATAAACCTGAGTAATAAATCTATCCAGGCCACGAGTTGTAGTCAGCGGTTTACCATCTGAATCGGTAATTTTATTTCTTTCGCCAATATAATAGGCGCGAGAACGTTCAAGAAGGAACTGATCCCACTCAAACCGCTTTTTGGTGTCCATTTTGTTAATGTCACCATAATATTTGGTCTGAAGACTTCTGCGGGAAGCGTCTACTGTTCGTTTAAAAGTCTGACAGTAGTTATATACTTCGCGCGGTGAATAAGCTCTTGCTTTTGGTGAACCTGAACCTTCAGAAAAGGCATTACTTACAAGTATGATTACATCATCCTCGGTAATGGCTGCAGCTGAAGAATCACCCCAGCCTCTTACGATAGTCAGGTTGTCGCCTGAAACATTGGTTACACGGCAGGTTTCACCGGTATTGCGGTTGTAAATCAGGTCGTTTTTGGTGAACATTGCGCCGGTGCCAGTAGTTACAGCAAGAGTAGTTGCGCTATCGCTTATAGTGGTTGCGCATTTTGTCAGCGGATCGCCACAGTCAATATCTGCCCATTCAAATTTTTCATTGTGGCAGTTGATAGTTTTTGATCCGACAGCGAAACCTTTTCTCTTAGAAGCCTTGGCCCTGCGCTTCATGGTTATCAGGCGCAAAATAGCTACAAATGCAGCAAAGTTCGCACGGCGCTGGTAAACCTTCGGATCCATTTCGCGGATTTGCATTGTTGAATCAGTTGTTGTCAGATTCATTCCGCGAGTAGAAATGTTGAGAGACATAATCATAAACCTCCGTGTTATTCTCTAAGCTCTCTCCGAGAGCCGCGTAAATTTTAAAAACCTAGTAAATCGCTCCCATAAACTTCACCTTTTCGTTTGCGTTTAGCGCTGCTGCGCCTTTGGGGTCGTTTATTATCGATTAATCTTCCGTGAACACCTGCAACCTTTTTTGCCAGCTTGATTAGTCTATCTGGCTTGCCAAGGCTCAAATCTTCCAGAAGAACCAGATATTCACCGCGAGAATTTTTGCTCATACTCTTAAGCAATTCCCCAAACTTCTTTTTTTGCTCAGGTGTGGTTAGAATTGCATCTACCTGGGTTTCAGCATCTTTCTGTTTTTTAAGCAAAGTCTTTCGCTCTGCTCTTTGAGTTCTTTCGTTTTTAACTATTTCAATGCCCTTTTGATACTCAGCTTTGCGCTGGTTTTGGGCTTCATTTATGAAATAGTTGTATCTGGCAATATGTTCAGGGTCGAACTCATCAAAATCACCGAGTTCTTTTTCTACCGCTTCTTTGGCTTCTGTAGCTGTAGCCTGAAAGAATTCTTTGCTGCCTGGAACAAAATCAGGCTTTATCCTGGCATTTAATTCGTCTTCAAGCGTTGCAAATTCTGAATCATCTTCAGCTTTTTGTTCTTCGCCTTCAACGCTGTCTTTTTCTTCTTCCTGGTCATCGTCATCAAAATCAGACTCAGCTAATTCTTCATCATCGCTTGGGTCTTCTTCAGCCTCTTGCTCTTCTTCCTGGTCATCTTCTAACTCATCTTCAAAGTCATAATCAGAATCGTCATCTTCAGAATCAGTAAAAAGGCCTTCATCATCAGAACCGGCGTCGTCCAAGCCTTCTTCATCTTCACTTACAGTTTCGTCAAGCTCTTCTTCAAGATTGCCTTCAAGTTCGCTTTCCTGGTTTTCGGCTTCCTTGTCTACCATTATTCGCCTCCTTGCGAGTTTGCTTTGAGTGTTTCTTCGGCTTCTTCACCGTTTAAGATCGCCTTGTTAATGGCTGTCTTAAAGTCTCTAGCTACCTGCATTTCCAATTGTAGCATAAAAACCGGTCTATTATCAATATTTTGATAATCAATTAGCGGCATTGTGGAAAACTCATTTTTACACCGCTCTATTATGCTGTCCGCAAGCGTATCTATAACCTCTTTTACCGTCTTGGCCTTCTTGCCGAAGTCTATCTGCTTCAACATCAAATCACGCTCTTCTTTGGTTAATTCCATTATGCCGCCTCCATTTCAACTTGATCTTGAGGTAAGCCTTGTCCTTGCGCCTGCTGCATACCAGCCATTAAAGCCTTGGTTATCTCAGCGCCTTTTTCTGGTGGAACGTCAGCTGCTTCAAGAATTTGCCCCAGCAACATGGGTAACTGCTCTACAATTCCCTGGCTTTGCTGTCCGGCCTCTGCTCCCAGGAACTTGTCAGGGTTATTAAATCCCATTTCTTCAATGATCTGTTTTGCTGTTTCATAAAGTCCTTGCGGTGAGGCTCCGCCAGTTTTCAAAAGCGGTGGCAAAATCTGAGCAAACATCAGCATAAGATTTTGAACGGTGACTTGTTTGTCCTGCAAACCGATGTTACTGGTTATTTGAACATCGAAATCGCCTTTAATATCATCTGGCCTAAATTCGTAATATTCATTTGTCAGCCTGAAAGTAAATTCTTTATCAAGGTGTTTTTTGTTGAGACTAATTAAGTGCTTATAAAGCGGCACTAATCCATTTTCAGCACCATCACGCGCCATTTTTCTAAGTCTTTGCTGACTTGCAGCCATGATCTTTGAAATACCGGTTGCTGTCTTATTAAGACTGTCAGCATCTAAGCCCTGGTTATACCTTGTTATTCCCGTCTTCTGCTCTGACCATGTATTTGCAAGCTCGATTAGCGGGAAAGTCTCTTTTGAAATCTCAAATTGGGGTAAAGGCTCCATCAAGTCGCTAATTTTCTTGTTCCCGCTGAGATCAAAGCGAACAACCTTTTTACCTGCTTGAATATCCTTATTTGCCTTTATCTGGTTGTCGTCTAAGCCTATTTGTCTATCGTTATTGATAGCAGTGTTAATAATGATTTGCCTTATCAAAGCTGTTTTAAGGTCTTGAACGTCTTGCAAATAGTCAGCAACGCCCTCTTTCCATTTCTGATAGCTGTTTGCATAAAAGGAAATGGTAAAGAAAGGGTTTCTGTCATAATCATTTATTTCTGAAAAGAGAACCCGGCCATTACAAATAATTACATGAACGTCTTCCAGCAAGCCGTCTCCGTCAACGTCATACTTTCCGTAGCAATCGTATAGCACGCATTTTCTTCTACCTTCTTGGCCTTCTCTCATACTTGCGTCAGAGCTTTCGGGTGGTCTTTCATCTTCGCCGATGTAGTTTCTTATAGCATCAGAAATTGTATCGAGGCTGCTTACCTGTCCTGAATCTGGATCGATAAAAGGGAAATCGTCTTCAGTGTTTTTAAAGATTTTGGCCTTGCCCATTCTGCGAATATCATCATAAAGAACATAGTGCCGGTAACATTCAAAAACGTTTCGCCCTGAATCGTCTGTTTCTGGAAGAAAGATGTATTCACCTGGCTTAACATTTCTCATTACCGGCTGATCCTTAACCCTGACCTTTTCTTTAATCAGCAGCTTATAGGTTCCATCCGGAAGAGCTTCTACCTTTTTGATTATCTTCTCTGCTTCTTCGGGTGGAATTGAATAAAACTCTTCAGCAGTTGCCTGATACCAGTTGAGCTTTTGTTCTTCTCTTACTTCCCAATCGAGTTTCATTACTCCAAGTCCAGCTTCAACTGCATCACGAATCCACTGATCGATTAAAACATATCCCTTATTTTGCGTTTGAACCTGGTATTTAATTACCTTTTCAAGAACTTCTGGATTGTCTTCAGGTGAGCGCCCGAATATTCCAACTACCCTTTCGGCTCCGAAATAAACCTCAGTAAAGGAAGGCATAAGCCATTCAACAATGTCTTTAACATCTGACGAGGAAAAGCTTGAAAGCTTAGACAAGTTTTCAAATTTCTCTGCATAGTAGGCTTTATTGCTATGCAAAAGGTTGTAACGCAATATAATTGCATCAGCGAGGTTTGCATCAAAATACCGCTCTGCCTCTTCCTTGTCTGCCAACACCATGTCATGTAAATCATCATCGCTGATCTTGATCTTTTTCGGTCTCTGGTATTCTTCTAATAGCTGCATGTTTTGCCCTCCTTGGCTACATTGCTCCTGCGCATCTTATGTCGTCATACTCAAAATCTTCGTGTCTGTGTTTAAATTTTCCATACTCAAGGTTTCCCTGGTTGGCTCTTAAAGTTCCATATTGCAAAGCATCGTGCGGGTGACTGAACTGGTTCTTGTCTGGAACGTCAGTAAATCTCTCATCACCTGCTACTTGAATACGCCTGTATCTATATCCTCCCAGAAAGCCCCGTCTTAAAATCTTGCATTTTGGAGAAATCAAAAAAGCCGGCTCACCATCGGTTAACCGGATCATGTATTCTGCAACTGATTCACGCCTGGATATAAAACTGTTTGTTGAAGCAGGCTCGGCATGTTTAAACCCAAAAGATCGAACTATCTCAAAACAGGTCTCTTCATCTGTCTGCGCTCTCTGATTGCCTGCCGGATCGCCGACAATATAAATACTGCCGTCATCGAGCCATTGCCGATATTCAGTATCAATCAAGGGCATTACAGCGTCACGCATGAACTGTTTAATACCCATGTCAGAACTTACAAGCTCATCAATTGCCCGGAATTGTCCCCGGGGCGACAGCTGAGAAAATATAGCTGCAGGTGTGAGTCCAAAGTCAAAAGACAAGATCAGCGGCAAATTGGTATAAGGCTTCAGAATAGTTTTCGCGCAATGAAGATCATCGTTGTATTCAGGAAATACAGGTTTGCCTTCCTGGATATTTCCATACTGGCCTTTAATGTAAACTTTTATCCATTCAGCCGTTTTACCTGGAACCTGGCGTAACCAGTATTCATAACCAAGAGTATGATTGTTAACATTCTCAGCATCTGGATTTGGAACGTAGCCCTGTTCAGGAATGTAAATTAAGGCTGGTGGCTGCTGCCAAAATTCCCAGCCAATAGGGGTTTCTTCCTCAGCACACCGATACCACCAATGGTCATCATCAGGCGGGTTCGTGTCCATTATGATACCTGACCACGAAGCACCACCATCTGATTTGTTCGGATAACGACCGACACGCCCGGTTAAGCCATCAAGTATAGCTTTGGGAACTTCTCGCGCTTCGTTGATCCATGATCCAGTAAGTTCAAGAGACAGAAGCTTTTTGACCTGGTCTGGTCTATCGAGTGCCAGAAATAGTATTTCCAGCTCTATGGTTGTGCCGTCATCCTGTGGCTGCACCATAAGGCCGCGAATAGGTGAATCATAAACAATAGGGCAAGATTCTTCTGAAACCCAATCCTGCCATGTCTTAATCGAAGTGCTTTTCAGTTCGCCGTAAGTATTCCTAACAATACACCAGCGGCTTTTTCTGATACCGAAAGCGTTAGGTCTTTGCCTGGCTGCACGGCTTAAAATTTCCATACAGCAAGCTACTGACTTTCCCGAGCCAATCGGCCCCATTAAACCACGGACAAAAGAGTCTGAGGCATGAAATTTAACCGGTGTCGGCTCCGCGAAGTAATGTTTAGCCTTTTGCATCTTCGCCTGGCTCCGGATCATTTAAAGACTTAGGTTTGCCTCCTAAGTGAAGGACAATGCCAAGCCCGTTAGCGCCCTCATGTTTTACTGTGCTTTTGTCCATTCCAAGATACTTAGCAAGGATTTTCAAAGCACCGTTAGCGCCTGCAGCATCAAACTTGTAAATGCCAGTGGGGTTGCCTTCGTGATCGTAAACAGGCTCCTCCTGGAGACTTCTTTCTATAACCTTTTTGGCTTTTGAAATAACCCATTCTGCCGTCAGCTCGTTTTTCTTTGCAATTTCGGCCTGTTTCTCTTCTACGGCCTGCTTAACAATAGGAATAGATAAGAGCTGCGCCGATTGCACCTGTGCTGACTTCTTGCTATAACCTGCGCGAATTGCAGCCTGAGTGCCGTTACAGTCTTTGACATACTCATCAACAAACTTCTGGCGCTTGGCGGGTAGTTGCAGATATGCAGTTTTTTCCGGTTTCTGGCTCATACCTTAATATTATCAGATTTTTGATAATAGATAAAGCAAAGCCTGTGGAAAACTTATTTCTTGCGCTGACCGAAAATTCTGTCGAGAGGATCAAAATTACTATTAACAAAGGCCTTTGCTTGTCTAAGAGCGTTTTTCAAATTTCGAAAAGCCAAAAACCCTTTAACTGCTGCTACATCTTCTCTATTGCATTTATAAAGAATTATGGTTTCGAGACTGTAGTCATACCTGCGTTCAAAAACCTTAGCGATTCTGTTTCTTTTGCTTTGTATACTCAATAGCTTCAAGCCGCCTTCTCCTAATGTTTTGCAAAGTCTTAATTGCCGATTCTTCGTTATCGATTGTCTTCAAAACTGCGCTAGGCTGAACTTCAATCACATATCGAACTCGATCCGCGCCGTATAATCTTTCAAGTTCCTTGTAAAGCTCGATTGTAGTTCCCAGCGTCATTGGCTTACCAAGCCATGCTCTACCGGTTTGATTCATGCTGCTTTTCCCTCCTGATCCAGATTAAACAGGTTTAAACCACTCGCACGTATACCAGGGCGGTCTGATAACTTCTGTTCCTGAGAGTTCCGGAACCTTGCACCTGACTTGAATCTGGTTTCTTTTGAAGTAGTGTCTGTGGTGCTGGCACTTGAGGCAGGAAAGCTTTCTTTTTCTGCTTCCGGCCATAGTTTCAGATATTCTTGGTGAGCTTTTACACATTCAAAGTTTCCGCATCCTTTACAGTTGTTACTATCGCATTCAGCATTGAGCCGAGCCTTGATTACAGCGTTTAACACCGCAATTTTCTTTGCTTGAAGCTCATACTGAGCAAGCAACTCGGCTTTTTTGCGCCTTACCGGGTCTTTATCAAGCCAAGGCTGGTTATGCGGCATTTTTCTTACCTCCAGGTAAAGCCTTTAATTTGCCTTTTCCGATTTTTTCTGTCAGCCCGATAAGCTTTTCACTGTCCGGCAATCCGCTTTTTAAGTGAGCAGCGCTCTCAACTATTCCGCCAGCTTGTCTACTCCGTTCCTTTTCGGCTTTGAAGATCGCTCTAAGCTGTCCTCGGATTACATCTGAATTTTCGCTCTTACAAATATCCAAGTAACCGAATCGCCTCACAGCCGCCGCAACAAGAGGACTCTTTTTCTTCAGCCAATCCAGCGCGTCTTTCTCGCGCATGTAGCCGAAGTCTCGCGCCGCTTGAAAGGCAAGCTCGATAACATCGCCTTCAGTTTCCGTAAGCGTAGGCCTTGCAACCTGCCGGATCAGAGCAATAAAGTTGTCACCTGGATATAACTTTGGCTTTTCAAGCAAAAACCTTGAAATTGCATTTAAAAAGTCTTTGTCCTCTAAGTCTTTAAACATCGAGAACCACGCTTTATAAATCAATTCCTTGTTGTTGCCAGGCTCCAACTGCGGATGAACTGAGAATATAACTGACAAGCCTCTTTTAAAGGCTGAATCACTGAGCATTTTTACTTTCTCCTGACAAATCGAGATTCTTTAAGTCTTCCAGCCAGTTGCCTTTTGTTCTTTGCTTCGGTTTAGGCTCAAATAACCCTGTCCAGCCGTTAACAATGCTAAGGTTAATAGCTTCGATTGCCTTTGCCTCACCCATAGCCGCAAGCTTTTTAAGCTGGCGTTTAACAGTTGTTGGAGTTAGCTTTTGCCGTTTTTCTTTCCTGTATTTTTGCCATTCAAGCCAAGCAAATTGAAACGCTTGGGTATTAAGGCCTTTAGGAAGCTCACAAGTATCAGGGCCTTTGTTTTTCGGTTTAGGCTTAGGTTTTGGTTTGGGCTTTGGTTCAGGAATAGCATCAGAAAATTTGTTAGGAAAAAAATCAGAGGCATTGAAAATGCCGGTGGTTTCTTTTTTTATTATTTTTTTCTTTCCTTTATTTTCCTTTTCTTTACTTTCCTTTACTTTACTTTGTTGAAAAATGTCCGCATTTTTACCAGAAATGTTTACATCATGTTTACATTTTTGATTAAAATGTTTACATCCCTCATCAATTACCCTGATATTTGTCCACCTGCCAGGATCAACAAGCAAAAACTCTTGTTTTGCTTCTACTTCTTTTCTTCGCTCGCAAGCCTTGAAGTATCTATTTTGGATTCCTTTGCTGGTTAAAACATTGAACGAGTTAAAAATGTCTTTATCAAAAAAGTCACGCTTAACCAATTCTTGCACTACATCATTCACTAAAGAAGGGGTGTATTCACCCGCGCTTTTCGCAAATAAAAGTGCTATGTCCTCATCCCAGTTTATGAAATATCCATTTCGATAGATCTTACATAGAAGCTTGATAGCGATATTTTCGCCCTTTTCGCCAAACCTGGCGGCAACAAAAGCTATTTTGTCATCGTGGAAAAAATCCACGTCGAATGAGAAAAACTCAATCCCCTTTTTCATGGCTGTTTCCTTGTGTTGCAACTTTTGCATAGGATTTGAAAATTGCCTGCTGTATTTAGCAATTCTATAGGGGTGAAGCCTCTTGCGCACGAATAAACAGACTTAATATGATCAATTTGCAGGTTATCTTTACTATGACAAATTGCGCATTGTTTGCCGTCTCGCTCAAAGATGTATTCGCGCACATCTACCCTTTTTATGAAGCCGCTAGAAGAATTCCTTAATGCCTTAAGTCGAATTTTAAAATTAAGTGATTCCATATCTCTTAAAGTCTTCTTTTGCGGATTCCATTTTGGGAATGGAACGTCTTCAATATTAACTTGCTTCCCCATTAAATTAATCCCTTAGTGTAATTCTTACCCAAACTCCCTGTTGTTCTGGTGTAGTTGTGTAATTTTTTGTTACCTCTTCGTGACAAATCTGGCTGTCGTCTTGATAAACAAGCCCCGTCATTGCATCTTCCACAGCTCTTGCAAGCTTCATACTGTCCGGTGTTTTGGTGTGATCATCAGGTGCAGAAGGCTTTACTTCGATACCGTTTGACCTGAAATGACTTTTCGGCCTAAGAAAAAAGAAACAAAGCTCAAGACTTACTCCTGTGTTTTTGCCTGGAATCTGCCAGTTACATTTTTTTACAGCTTTCTGAGCTTCATTTCTTACATCTGAGCGCCAACAACCAAGGTTTTCAGAACTCACGTTCTTAACAAAAGCTCTGTTCGCTTTAGGGTTGTAGATTGCTTTCTTGCTTCCTTGTGTTCTCGGCTTACCCTGAACAAAGAATTCCAGTTTCATACTGTCATTCCTTCCGGGTATTTTGTTGGCAGCGGTCTGTAGTCATCGCCCGCTGTCTTGTGGCATTCTGGACACTTCATGTCGGGTATAACTTTCCGGTGAAAATTAGCGTCATCATATCCGGGTTGATTTTTACCTATAAATCCGCAATGTTCGCATTCATAGTCGGCCCGGAAGTCTCGCCGATGCTGACTAATTATTCTTTTTATTTTCATATATGCTTTCCTTTCCAAGGCAGGGCCGAAGCCCCGCCGGTTAACCATTCCTTAAGAAACGGTAATCCAATCGTCTGCAAGCATATCTGACTGACTTGCCAACCAAGGGACAAGTTTGTCATCTGTAGGCTTCATATAGATATAGGGCTGTCTCATCTTTGAGTGTTCATCCGGCTTTTGCAGAGCTAGCCACATGCCTTTGCCGTTCCAGCCAATTCGAGAAACCTTGTGGCCCTGTCTCATTTTTTCAATTGCTTCACCGAAAGTTAATGTAGGTTCCATAAAATACTCCTTCGTTAATTTAATTTAGAACAAGGCGACTACCGGGAATTGAACCCGAATCTCCAGAGTCACAATCTGGCGCTCTATCCTTTTGAGCTATAGCCGCAATTGGCAAGGGCAGGACTCGAACCTGCAACCTCGGTGCCTCATTACCGTGGGTGGATATTAGCTGCATTTCGGGTAATGAGTGTCCCGCTTCTCAGCTAACTTACGCGCCTTCCAATTTCGCCACCTTGCCATGAAACGGGGCCGAAGCCCCGCCAAGTAGTTGTTAATAGTTTCTGAGAATTAAAAGATTTTTAATGTCTTTTGTCTTGATTTGGCCGCAAAACTGCATGTATTCATCTTCTCTTACCTGGTCGAGAACCATATCGAACCCTGGCATTGAAAGAGAGAAAAGTATCTGGCCTTTTTCTTCTTCAAGAATTGGAGTTAAAGCCAAAGAAAACTGGTATTCTATTTCTGATCCGCGAACTATTTTCCCCTGAAAATTTATTTCAGAAGGGCAAATAGCCTTTTGAGTTGCTCCATTGCTATCAATTTTCTGTTCCCATTGATAAGAACCGGCCTGCTCTCCGTTTTCAAAAATAGGATTGCTGACAAAATTGATCTTTTTACTTGCTCTAAGCTTTGAAATTGTGTGATAAAGATTTTCAAAATCTGGAACGAAAATTTTTACAGACTCAAGTTGATCAAGCAATTGTCTATGGCTGAGCTTCCGGCCAAGAATGTTAATAATGGTTTCCCAAAGATGCGTGTATTCCCTCTGAAAGCGCCAGGTGTCTTGTTCTTCTCCGAGTGTATCATCGGTGTAAAATATGCCTCCTGAGCGTTCAAAGATTACTGTCATAAAAGATGCGTCTTGGTCTTCACCATCTCGGCGCACTTGCTCAATTACAGCTTTTGCAAAACTATCTACGTTACAAACGATTCTGTTAAAAGGTCTATTTCTCGGGACTCTTTTGTAAGTGCCGTTGTTGTCGATATATTGCCCATCGATTGTTTCAATTAATTCAGGCTTCTTGAGTGATAAAATTTTACTTATTGCTTCTGCTATCATGCTGCTTCTTCCCCTTTCTTAACTCTTTTAAGTGGTGTCATATTTGGTAATTTTGCCTGCCTTGGATCTTCAAGGAATAGATTCCCTCGGTTATCGTGATAGAAGGTTCTGCCATCTGCAGGTGGTTCTGGAAGGTTTGTAGAAAGATCGCCTTTAATTTCCAGCCTTGCATCATCAACGCGTGCAAAAGAAAGCTTCACGGTAAGTTTGCCTGCTTTTCCGGTAGACAGAACTCTTGTAACAGCGTCAAGGAATGCTTCTGAAAGCACATCCTCAAAAATGTCTCTACGACCTTTATAACTGCCCTCAATTCTTTCAAGGGTTGAATTAAAAGTAATAGGTTCTTGTTTATTCACGCTCATTTTGTCCTTTCTTTTTTTGGGCTGGCCAGGCGCGGGATTTGTCCGGCCTGACCAGAAAGGTAGATTTTATAGCGGTTCAACCCAATCCGGCACAGCCTGCGACTGGCTAAAACCCAAAGGCCAGAGCGGGATTTGAACCCACCGATTTGCTCGCGGTCTGCTTAATCGCCCCAGGCCTCCTGTCTGGTATTTCCACATTGCTAATGATTTCCATCCATTTGCCGCTGGCGATACGACTCCATTATCGTTCTGGCCTGCCGGTCTTTCCCGGCTGTCATCGGTTGGTTTAATTTGAAAAGCTGCGACGCCCGAAAATTCTCAGCTTTAAATTGATCTACAGGTATGCCCAGCTAAAACCGCCAGCCATATTTATAAGCCCTCTGGCACACCTAGAAATGCTTCCGTTATTAATCCCTGTTTTTCTTTGAGCCTCAAGGGTAGATTGGTAAACTTCGCCTGTCTCAAAACATTTCACTTTTTTTCTTTTGCCAGGATTTAACCCTGTTTTATGAGCATGAAATAGGTTTTCGGAGTAGGTCGCCCACTCAAGATTTTCAACACTATTGTTTTGTTTGTTTCCATCTCTGTGGTTAACAGTAGGCTTTAGATAAGGATTTGGGATAAAAGCTTCCGCAACAATACGATGCACTTTTTTATGTCGGCTCCCGTTTAAACGAACATATAAATAGCCGCCGTGATTTATACTGGGCTTGAGCATTCTTCCTAGCCTTAGGCTTTTAATTCTTCCGTTGCGACTAACTTGATAATGCTCAAAACCCTTGATGTTTTTCCAGACTTCCATTTCAGGGGCTTTACTCAACTTCCTGACCAGCCTCGCCGTTATCTTCAAACTGAGCATTTAATTCATCCGCTGCTGAAGTCTTGGCATCTGGAGTAACATTCACAACTGGTAAATCTGCTACATCGCCGTCTACGATATTTACGCCGGTAATTTGTTCATAAACTGATTTGCGAAGCTTTCTTTCGCACTTACCGATAATGGCATCAACACCCATTGCTTTGTTTACTTTGATCCCGAACTGTCTAGGCCCATAGGTATCTTCAGTGCCGTTGTATTTCCAGGTGGCAGAAGCTTCAACGATTGCGCCGGTATCACCTTTCATTGTCGGAACGCCAAAAATCAGACGTAATTCTGTAAGGCCTTCAAGATTCTTGAGTAGGTGTGTAAAGCCTTCTTTTGTGATATAGCACTTAGCCGAAATAATGTTGAACTGGTTGCCTACCGGCTGAACGCCTCGAAGAACTGCCTCAATCAAGCAGTCTTTCACAATGTTTTTGCTGTATGGAATGTGCGGTTTTTTGGTTTTCCAGTCAGTTTGGTTCGGGTCTTTGTCGGTTTTGAAACCTAATGACGTATTCATTAAAGGCATGATCTGATCCATCATGTCATCTGAAATCATGCTTCTAAGCTGGCCGATTCCTGAAGCCATCATAAATGCTTTCTGAAATTGTCCATATTGGTTTAAAGCTGCTAACGAGCATTGCTGAACAACCTTTTCAAGATCATCACAGTTTTTTGGAACAGGTAAGTTTTTAGTCACGATTAATACTCCTTAAAATTGAATTGCCTGGTTTGGATTAATTTCAGGCTGTAATGAATCCAGAAGCTTGTTAGCCCAATAAGGAAGATCAAGCTCTTTGGCTTTCTCCTCATAACAAGGCCAAGAATCTTTCTGATAACAATCCCACCAGGCGGGGGCTAATTTCTCGGTTTGAAGTCTGCCAAGCTCAAGAGCATTTGGATTGAGTGGAAAAACATTTAATCCGAAAGGCTTGGTTTTTTCCTGTGGAATAAGAATGAATTTATTAACATCAAAACCCGCTGCTTTTGCGGCTTCATGATAGATAAAACCTTGAATATGATAGCCATACTTAATGTAGTCACGCTGAAAGGAATCTTCTGAAGCATCCCGGCTGGTTTTGTAATCTACAACCGCTTTATAAAATGTGCTTACAATATCCAGCTTGGCTTTAAATGGCACTCCGAATAAATCAAAGAAAACAACAATTTCAATCGAGTCAGCTTTATCCAGAAAAGAATTGGCTATTTTATGGGCTTTAAAAGTCTGCCTCATTTGAAGAACAGTTTCATGGTCAGTTTTGCTGATAACTTCTCTATCTCCGGCAAGCCTTAAGAACTCTTCCCATTTCTCTTTCCCTGCTTTTGTTCTTTTATTAACTTCAGGCGCAACAACATACTTTTCTCGAAAGCTTTCAGGTTCCAGAATTGCTTTGTGTGCAACATTACCAAAGCTTAAAGCGTCTGATTGTTTATCTTGCTCTGCTTTGTAATGTGCAGGTGACTTTCTGAAGCCACCTTTAATTGCTGACGCGCTGCAGCGGTCTTTAATCGCATGGTATTCTCGATCTGACATTTTTAATACTTCAACCGGCATATTACTCACCCTCCTATTGGATATTCCGCATGAAAAGCACCAAAGGCTTTCCAGTTATCTTGTCATTGTCAAAAACACAGATTGCTACACCTGATTGAAACTCGCGCCTAACCCTGTCGGTTATTTCAGTAGGATCAGCGCCAAGCCTTTTTGCTATTTGCTGCAAAGTTTCTGGATTTTTTGAAACGGTGGTTCTCATCAGGCAGCTTGTTCCTCCTGCTGAGTGAAATACTCAATAAGCTCTTCAACTTCGCTACGCTTCCAAGCTCTCATTCTTTCACCAAGCTTGAACCCTCTTGAAAGCTTGCCTTCGTTAATCCATTTGTAGAAAGTAGACTTGCCGATACCAAACAGCTTTTGAATGTCTTTTGCGCGAAGAAAACCTTCTAGAGGAGGGGCAACAGGTTTTTCGGGTTTATTAAGGTGCATTAATATCTCTCCTTTGTTTCTGGCTTTGACAGGGTGAGACTTCCGGGGTATAATTTAATTAATAGGGTTTCGGTAGCTGATAGCGTTCTCACCTTTAACGCCAGCAGCCACCTCAACCCCCTTTCTAAATCCCGCTGATTTACGGAACTTCCACGAACCAGATCAGCGGGATTTGTATTTGTGGCAGTCCGGCGCTGCAACGCCGAACTACCGCTACCCACACAAAAGGAGCTTGTATGGATAAATTTACAAAGGCTAAATGCGATGTCTGCAAAGAAACTTTTAAACAAGGCCCTCACGCTTACCCGCTTATTAAGTGCAGCGGTTATGAGATATTTGTTTGTAAAATCTGCTACGACGGGAACCATGACGGTTGGAATAGCTTTTACGAGAAAGCGGTTATCGAACACTGCCAGAGGAAAGGCATTGGCCTTCCCGAAAGGAATGCAAAAGGCTTTCTTCCAAGAGAGTTTTAAGAAGTTACTCACTGTAATAAACCGTCCTTCCAAACGCCTGGTGTCTGTATTTGAAAAACGTCACGCATTCAAACCAAAGAAACTGAGGCCCTTCGGTGATCCAGAAGTCAAAACCGTTCCATCGCTTTACAGCGCCGAACCAATAGCCCAGAAGACAAAATTGAATGAAGATGCGACCGGTTTTGACTCTTTTGGGTTTCATTACGCGGCCTCGCCATTGCAAACCGGTTTGGTTTGTTTACCAAAATCAGGGCAAAAAAAATCATCAAGAGCATCTTTGCAAATACGCCACTCGCCGCCAATTTTATAGCCCTTTAACTTACCTTTGTTTAGCCAAGATAAGAAAGTGTTGTGGTGGAACACTTCGCCAAACTGGTCTTCGGCATATCTTAAAGCCTCAGAAACCCTCATGGCTTTTCTTGATTTGTTTTTTTTCATTTCTTTAACTCCTTACATAATTAACCATACCAAACCGCTTTGGTTTGGTCAAGTAAATTTTAAAAAAATGTGAAATTTGTTCTCCAACGATGTATCATGGAGGTATGACAATGTTTTCAGAAAAGTTAAGCACAGAGCTAGAGCGACGCGGATATAAAACCGTGCGGCAAAAGGCCGATGCCTGCGGTCTAAGCTATGAGCATATGCGACAGGTTTTAAAAGGAAAGCCTCTTGCAGAAGAAAGAATATTTGAGATAGGCGCAAAATTAAAGCTTTCAGAAGAAATTATTGCATCGCTTGTTGCTAATAAAGTTCTCGAACAAGCCAAAGAGCCTGCAACCAGAGAAATTTTAAGCAAACTACTTTCTAGTAAGCATTTTCAACGCCCTAGTGAAGACTTCTCTAAGCTGCCGCCAGCACACCCCGCTTTACAACCAGATACAAACCTGGCTAATGACGAAAAAAAGCTTGTAAAGCTATACCGCCAACTTGACCTTGAAGACAAGGCCGAAATTCGCGGAGAAATACGCGGAATGCTTAAGGCGGACAAGTATCAGGGAAAGCCTGGAGTCGATCTTCAGGCGAGTTAAAGAAGATCGTTTTTGTGGACTTTCAAAAGAAGCATCATTAAAAAATTGTTTAATTCAATAAAATATACAAGTGGAGGAAATCCAATGAAACAATTAAAAAAGCTTGTTCTTTTAACAATTGTATCAACCTGCCTTTTAATAGGATGCAGCGGTGGCGGGGACGACAGCAGTTCAAACCCAGCAGCGGTTACTGCACCAACTCAGCTTGCATCAGCACAAGAAATCTCAGATAACATAGCTGGAACCTGGAGAATGGCCGGAAGTTCAACTACGGATAGTGGCGACACCACAATTACGATGCAAGAATATACCTTCAATGATTCAGGCACAATGATTGCCCAAGCTGATGTTTACTCGGCAACCCTAGGGAAACAATTTTGGGATGGCTTCACAAAATTTCAAGTATTAGATGGAAAAATAAAGACTTTTGACGGAACGGTAAAAATGTATGAAGTTGATTCTCAAGGAAATAAAGACTTCTTCATGGAAATTTCTGTAGAAGACAGCGAACAAATTGTTGCTGAAATTGACTCACAAAAGATGGTTCAATTTAATGCTAAAGAACAAAAATATGAAACTTACTACAAACAGGCAACAGCAGCAAACAACAAGTAAGATTTGACTATGAACTCACTATTAAAAATTTTAATTTCAGGCCTGGGCTATCTTGCTGTAGCAATCGTAGCTATTAAGATGCTCAAAGATGTTGTGTTCGTGGACTTCGGGAAACGGTAAAAGCTGACGATAGAAAAAGAAACGTTTAACCGGAGGCTGTCTTTTGCAAACAAAAACCTACAAAATCCTATTTTTTGCGTTCATTTTCACCGTTTTTCAGTGTGTTCTTTTTGGATCTGCTGCAATTAAAAATAAAATAGATCAGAATGAGCAAATAAAAAAGCTACTCGACGATTATTACGACACCGAGGGGAGAACGACCGGCGGTGCAGGCTTTGCTTTACTTATGGGCCGGACAAACACGAACCGAGCCCTTGGGTATCCAGACTCTGGCTATGGAATCAATATGGGCCTCGGCTTTTCCTTCCGGAAATACTTTAACCAACCGTCAGAATATATCGTGGAGCGAGCAGCTAACAAAGTTTCTGAGAAAACCCCCGATCTAGGAAATCGTCGTTTTCGTGACAGAGTTAAAGACAGCGTAGGGCAAAGATGGTTTCCCTATGCGGGCTTGTATTCTGTGGCGGTTATTTTACCCGCAGTAGACTGTGGTATGGCGTATGATTTTTCAGGTTCCGACGGGAAGGGCGCAATTTTTAATGCGGGAATCTCTGCTGGAGCAGGCCTCGGTCTTATGCCTAATCTAGGCGTCCAGTATTCATTTTA